TACTTTCCGATAGAGCAGCTTACACCAAAGGGCAATGCGGGGCTAATAGGCAAATTTTTCATTATATCTGACGTAATATTGTATAAGTAAACTGATTTATTTAATGGAGCATTGTTTAAATCATTGAAATAACTATCAATATTACTTTTTAATATAATAATATCTGATGGTGTGTAACTGTTAAAAGACCCGTACACCAAACCACTGTCTTTCCAATTACCTGAATCATAGTAATAAATATGCCCGTTAGATTTTAGAACATAAACTAAAAGTGTGTTAGTCATGTCACTTGTGGAATCAACAAACGTTGGCAACGAATTGTTACCAATAATCGCTTTTAATAGAATACTTAAACTGCCATCACTAGCCATACCATCAAGTTTATTGTTAATTTCTTCCTGAACATCCAGTGTACTGAAATAGTTATTAACATAATTCTGTAATTCTACATACGCTTTATGAATATTAGTTACATCACCATGCAATGTTTCAACATCTTCCATGCTCTTATTTAAATAGTCCACAACTTTACAGAGTAGTTCATAATAACTTAAACTATCATCATACACCAATGGAAGTACTTTTTGACACCAGTAACGAAACGGTTGTAGTGTTCTATAATTACCTAGTGTTGGCGTAAAATCCGCCGGTTCATTTGGTGTAATTGTTTTATCTATACTCATAATATACCTCCAATCTACCACAACCCCATAAATAAGTCGCTAAATTCTTCAATAACTTGCATATCAATATTCAAAAAAGTTTCTCTAAACTTCAACAGCATACTACTATAACTTTCACTACCCTGTTTACCGCTTACATTCTCCACATAATCTTCAAGGCTGTTAGCTGTTCCAGTATTACTAGTATCATCATTAACGGTAGTTTTATTAGTGCCAGTACTACTATTTTCATTACTGGTACTACCAGTATCAGTAACTTTTCTAGCGTTAGTCAAATAGTTCTCATTTTCCAGTCCAGTAATAGCTCCTTGTGGTGTATCGCTATACAAATCTTTTTTTGTATTGTTACTACTACCACTGCTAGTTCCACTAGCGTTTATTTCACCACTACTAACACTCTGACTAGTACCTGTATCCTGTTTACTACTATCAATCTTACGATTATGCGTTCTCTTTAAATCCACATCATACAACGGGTTAAATTCAATCAATGCACTCTTATACAACTGATTGTAAAAAGGCATAATCTCTTCAAGCCGTGTATTCATCCATAGTTTCCAGATTCCCACAGTTTCACTGCCAATCTCACGCAGATAATAATGTTTTAATATCTTCTGGCAAAGTATCGCTCTATAACTTTCGTCAAAGAAAATAGCCTTGCTAGTAAATATTTTATCCCAACTTTTACTAACAATATCATCCACATTATCAGAGCCAGTACTTTCACTTAATCCAGCTTTACTCTCACAAATAAACCTAACTTCTGTAGTGTACTTACTCATTTCTTACCACCACACTTTCCGGCTACCAGCAACGCAAGGCTAAAGACACCACACAAAGAGCCAATAACAAAACCACAAAAGAAGCTAATCATTATTAACACCACCTTTTATCGTATTTTGTCCAGAGCCATCACCGATTTCCTGAAAATCTTCTCTATAATCAACACTTATATTAGTACCAAACATAGCATTAATCTTTTCAACAGCCTCGCGTCTAGCTTGTAATCTACTATACCTACTAGCAATAGTACCACCCTGAGTTCTTGTAACTTCATCTGTAATCAGTCTTTCTTTCTTCTGAATGTTAATATTGCTAATACCCAAGTAAGTTAGCGCTTCGTTCCATATCTGCGTTTTTAATTGATAAATTTTATCTGCTACATACGGCGCTCCTGTGTTCAAACTCTTCAAAGCGTTTAAATCAAGATTTTTATCGCCGAAAATAAAAGGCGAATTTCCATCGAATTCTTTATAGAGATTTAATAATGTAAGGCGCTGTTTTTCTGTTCCTTGAATCAGTACAGGCGTTTTTTGAGCATTGGCATTTACATCAATAATCCTGTCCAGTAAATACAAACGCCTTGAGTACATTTTAATATCTGTAATAGAATTAGTTCTCAGATAGTTATTCCATATAACAACGCTATTGTCTTCGTTTAACTCTCTCTGATAGTTGTTATAACTTGAGTATGCTCTTCTTAATACAGGATTTCCGTACACATCAAAGTTTCCGTTTGGTAGACAATCCAAACAAAGATTGCCTATCACATCATCATTGAAATATACCATAGACCCGTTCTGAAATAAGTGCAATTCGATATACCTAGGGTCAACGGTAGGCGGTAAGTTTTGCCATTCAAACATAGATATTGCTAACTCTGTAAGTCTGTTGAAATACTGCATATAGGTTACATTGTTTAGTAAAGCACTTTCCTCAAATAAGCCATTGCCTTTTTTTCTCACTTTCTCACCACCTTATATCGTATTATCCAAAGAATAGTTACCAATTTCATTTCCGTTTTTCCAGAATGTAACACCAGCATCATAGATATTACAGATTTTTCTCATATCATCTGCCGGAACACTACCGACAATATTACACCCTATTGTCTTCACATAATTCCAGTGTGGTCTACCATTTCTGTTAGGTATTTTTACCCTATGAATAGCATACCCGAACATGGTAAAGTATTCGTCAATCATCCTAGCATAGTATTTTGTGATACTACATCTGCCACCATAAAATGATTGCAACCCGGAAGCCACGTTATTATTACCGTGATTCTGATTACCTTTTGTAATATCCGCTTGAATAGATGCCTGATAACCACTCACAAGCGCATTAGTGGCACTACTTAACAGCGAAGCACCCGCCATAGGCAAACCGCCCATTACTGCTCCTGTAGCACCTTTCACGGTAGCGTTAGCAATAATAGGGATAGCGTTTTGTGCTAACCACGCTCTAAAGGCATCCGTACTCCAAGAACACATAGGGTAATTAGAAAGTGTCAACGATTCGTTAGGAAAAACACCAGTACTTCCTTTATAGTTGGTTGGTCTTAAAGTACATTGAATAGGCATTGTGATAGGTACACGAATATTCCATTGCGGTTTTCTTCCGTCAAAAAATTCATATCTCAACGCCAAGCTACTGCCATCGTTGTTTCCGATGGAAAAGAAATTGTATGGATAGGTAAACAATTTTCTGTTCTTTGGTTTGTACCCGTCAATCTCCCATGACCCAACATTTAATGCTTCTGCTTCGCCATTAATAGTGTACGCATTAGCTGAGTATTTCATTGTAATACCACCAGTCGGTATCACTTTACCTACGCCGATAACAGGTGCCATATACATACCTACAATAGCTTCTGGTTTTTGGTTATAAGTATTAATTAACGCATTAATACCACTTGTATCATCTATGTTATACACGTGCAAAGTACAACCACCGTATACGCCGTCATAAACATTTCCAGAAGATGATTCATCCGTATCATTTACAAGAATATAAACGCCCATTGGATTTAAAACAGCTGATAAGTCCTTATAATTATTAAATACATACTCCCCAAGTTCCACATTCTCAGGTTCTATATGAAACCCAGCTACATCATCATCTACATGTTCTCTTTCAACCAGTGAATACTCCATAGTATAATCAAAAAACCAAGTCTGCATAACATCCAGTTCAAACGTAATTTCTGAACACTCATTATTTACAAACTCAACGCTAGTGATAAAAGCATAAAACCATTTTGTTCCATACGCACTGTTCTGAAACATCATGTAATTACAGTCATATAAGCTGTCAGCTTTAATACCTACCCTAGCAACTCCCTTATTCACTCTTTGGTATGTATAATTACCTAAGTTATACTTTTGTTTCCCAGCAAAATAAGTCTGCTGAGAACTGGCATCACTAAAGTAAATAGTGTGTGCATAAGTAGTATCTAAAGGTACATCCTTTAAAATTCTTATATTTGTCTGCGGTTGGATATACATTTAATCACCTACACAATCCCAAGAAACGTTTTGATTTTAGTTACCTGTTCACTTGTCAATGGTTCAGAATAAATACTACCAAAATGAAATCTTTCACCACTAAGCATAGACACAACAGCGTGTTTTAAGTCTTCCGCACTCACATCCAGTGTGCCTGTCATTTTTGCTTTGTCTGTATCATCTGTAAACGCACCGATAATAGTACTAGAGTCTTTTGCACCTTTTCTAATATTCTCTCCGACTGTAGGATGTGCGTGTCCTGAGCTATCCACTGTATCAGCAAAAAACTGTTCTGTCATAATACCTCGTTTCCGGGACAGGTATAACAGCCTGTCCCTTGTATTTTTATTTCTTGTTCAGTGTTAAAGTACCATCAACCTGTACTGCTGTAGGCGTAACGGTTTCAGTAGCTTCATAAAGCTGATCACCGATGTTTGCTACAACCGTCATTGCTGTACCAAACTGGCTGTCTGGAATTAACATACCGCCATATTTCTGCACTGCAATGCCAGCTGTAGTAAGTGCATCCGTCTGAACAAAGTTCACTTCGTTAGGTGCAAGTGTAACACCCTCTGCGTCTGCATGCATAGTCAGTGTAATTGCCTTTTCTGTTTCGTCTTTTGCATCCCAGTGCAACGTAAGTGTTTCCGGCAATGCAACTTCCGCTGTACTGTCCACAAATACAACAGCGTTAGCAAATGGTGAACTACTAATAGTTTTCCATGTGTGGTAAAAATAATTCCAGTACAGACCAGATGAAACGTATTTCTCTGTAAACTTATTCATGTTATCATACACCTGAAACCAGTTTTCGTCTAACAGAACTGCTTTTACCTTTTTCATAAGAGCCAGTTCATCTGCTGTAACCTCTTCCAGTCCGTCAGAGTTATCTCTAATAATGTCAAATCGTTCGTTGTCAAATGTGTCCCACTTGTCAATGATAAACAGTCTTCCAAGGAAGTCAGCTTTTTCCATGTTGAACGCACTAGCCAGCACATTCACATCAAACGATGCGTTGAAGTTAGCATCCATAAAAATAACCTGTCTGTCTTTCGGTGTATTTGTTTTCACACCTGCACTGTTGTAATCAGAACTCACAAACGGTAACAGATTGCTAGTTCCACGGAAAGCAACTGCACTTGTTTTCAAATCAGCGTCTGCAACGATGGACTGGGTTGCTACTTTCCCGTGTGAAATAGCTTTAATAAGCAAATATTTAAAGAGCAGAAACTCGTCGTACTCAGCACCAGTGTAAACAGCATCAACGATTTTTGCAATCAGGTTCTGCACACCATCCATGCTAAGAAATGCCTGGTGTAAGTCCATATCTTGAATGGTTACTGGATACATCACACGCCAGTTCATCACATGAAATGCTGACCGTACATCCGGCATGGTTCTTTTAAATTCTCTGCCTCCAGCTTTCTCAGCGGAAAAGTCTACTGCTTTTGCGATGGAAACAAAAATGTCTTCTACTGTTTCACCGAACTCCAAATACCCCTTTTTGAGAATGGAATACGGGTTGTTAAATGTTGCACTCTGCATACGCACGATTGCAATACGGTTTACCAGTGCATTTAAAAACTGGTTAGCAAATGCTGGTGTACCATAGATTACTTCACCAACTCTTGGAATGTCTGTTGCGTTCTGCACAACAGGCACATTCTGCTGATAGTCGTATGTTGCGTTCTGCCGAATCACATTCATAATGTCAATGGTAGACGCGTTCAGTGTACTATTTGCAATTCTTCTAGGCATTTATTATCACTCCTTTACTGTAAATAAATCGTTAAATGATTTCACCGTATTATCATCCGGTTCAACAGGTTCATATAGGGTGTTATTTTGACCACCGTCTTTACTGAAAAAACGGTCTGAATATTTTTTCTTCCATGCTTTGTCGTTCTCTTCATATTTATTTTTCCAGTTTGTAGCATCATTTGTTTTTTCTTCGAAGTCTGTAAAGGTGTCTGTGATATCTTCCAGCATAGCGATATCATCGTCTGTCGGTTCTTCACCAAACCTACCTCTAAGGCTTTCCAAGATTTCTTCCCTTGTTTTAACAGCCATACGTTACTCCTTTCACTCTACCCTTGTCCACTTTTCCGTGTTAAAAAGTTCACTTAATCTCATGGAAAGGGGATGGTCTGGCGATAACATAATCTTACCGTCTTCTGTTACAAGTACGGTGAACCCCTCTTCATGTTTGTATAATCCTTTTTCAAACATTACTGTTCTCCTTTCTTACCTATACCGAACCATCATCCATACAGGCATTTTTTCTTTTTTCTTTGACGGTGTACCGCCACCGCCCCCACCAGCACTAAAAAACCTAAAAAGCATTACAGAATTGTTTAGCATTTCTCCTACATTCAAGTACCTGTTACCTGTAATCCACTGCGTAATACTTGAATCGTTACCATGGTCTACAATATACTGATACGCTTCTTTTGCATATGTCACACGGGTATCCCACGAGCTATCGTGTATACCCTCCCAACCTATGTTCCAAGCGTGGGTTAAATGTGTAATGTCAGTACTGTCGGATGCAAGGAAGTCAGAAAGTGAAGAGTAGGCACTTGCTTCGCCTGTAGAGTACCACACATTTTCTTCTATAATATACTGACATTGCCCCTCACCACTATCATCAGCATAACCGTGCGTCGACAACCATTCATGTAACTTATAAAGTCTTCCATGTGTATCTCCACCAGTGTTTGTCCACTGCCCTAAGCCATACCCATGTTTTAACTCTGTCCATGTTCCCTTTCGTAATCCTTCCCATATTCCCGGATTTACATTTGATTCTTGCCTGAGATTTCCGGCAATAGCTGCGATTACATAGGCAGAACATCCGTAACCAGAAGCACCACCTGACCCGTATCTGAATCTCCTAGGAAAAGAGCGTTCATAGTTTGGGTCACCTTTTGAACTTCCGATTGACACCTGATTTGCGAGAGGTGCGTTACTTGTGTGAGCGCCCATGAAAACGCCTTTTCCTGTTCCACCCTTATAGCACATTTCAGTATGTCCAGAAGTCCAGCCAATGTCCCCCGGAAGATACTCAGGGTCACTGGAAACATCGGTAAAACCTAGGGATAACAGAACATTGATTTCTATACTTGTGGTAAACGGGTTATGTTTAGGTGCGTATTGTGGTGTTTCCCAACCGCCAGCTAGCAACGCATAATTAATAAAACTGCTACAGTCATAATAGGTTATACCACCTATAGTTTGTTGATTTCTATACGCTTGAGAATATCCAACATTCGGTGCGTTACAGGTATTGACAGCCCATGAATATGCTTTATTAATGTCCGGCAATTTATATCACCCCCAGCACTTTCCAGCAACTTTCGCCAAAGCACCCATCATTTGCACCGTTTGTGCCACACTCATAACCGTATGCCCTCATAGTTGTTTGAAACCTATTGATGGCGTACACCGTGTTCGTGCCACACCCACCGTCAATTGTCAGTGGCTTTCCGTCTTTTCCTGTATAATGTAATAAGGAAAGGACTGTCTGCAATACAATCACATCTGTTCCGTATGAACCGCTTTTCACTGTACTGAATTTGTGCATATCATCACTCCTTGCTAACGTGGAACATTTCCATTAATTTGTCTGGTAATAAATCTGGATTGATTTTTGATATATTTTCCAGAATAGATACCAGTTCAGTGGTACATGAATATAGGACAACTACTGGCAGTATTGCTACGCTAAGATCGAACCCTACGAGATATCCGTAGGTATCAATACCCCATCCAACAGCGTAACATAAAATAAACCCGACTTTTTTAAATAAACCGTCCCTGAGCCTTGAAGATTTAATCTCTTTATCCTTAATAGCTGAAACAATCCCTGTCAGTAAGTCTAAAAGATTAAAAGCCAAGGCGCAAAAAATGGGGTAAAACTGCTCCATACCTTTCTCCTTTCTTTCTTTACTTCACAAATAATTATAGCATAAAACTTTACAAAAGTAAATAGTTGTGGTATAATCAATATTAATAAGGAGAACTAATATATGGGAAAATATTACGATGGAACAAAACTTTTGTCCATGTTGGACTTGAATGGCAAAAAACCAGAAATCTATATGTGTACTACAAACCGTACTGGCGGTAAGACAACCTATTTTGGAAGACTTTGTGTAAACAGGTTTCTTGATAAAGGAGAAAAGTTTGGGCTTATTTATAGATATAATTATGAATTGGATGATGTTGCCGATAAATTCTTTAAGGATTTAAAAGAACTGTTTTTTCCTGATAAAACCATGACTGCTAAAAAGAGGGCAAAAGGTATTTTCCAAGAGTTGTTTATTAACGACAAAAGTTGTGGTTATGCAATTGCACTGAACAGTTCTGATAGTATTAAAAAATATTCCCATTTATTTTCTGATATTACTAGGATGATTTTTGACGAATTCCAGAGTGAAAGCAATCACTACTGTACCGATGAGATTACTAAGTTTTTAAGTATTCATACAAGTATTGCCCGTGGTCAGGGTGAACAGGTGCGATATGTTCCTGTTTTTATGTTAGCAAACCAAGTAAGCATTATTAACCCTTATTATGTAGCTATGGGTATATGTAACAGGCTGAATACTGATACAAAGTTTTTGCGTGGTGATGGGTATGTGTTGGAACAGGGGTTCATTGAAAGCGCTTCTGATAGTCAGAAAGATAGTGGCTTCAATCGTGCTTTTAAGGAAAATAATTATGTTGCATATAGTAGTGAGAATGTGTATTTGAATGATAACTACAGTTTCATCGAAAAACCTACTGGAAAAAGTCGTTATATCTGCACACTGAAATATAAAGGAAATGATTTTGGTGTAAAGGAATTTGCGGAAAGTGGTTTTATCTATTGTGATGATAAACCAGACAGTACTTTTCCTATGAAAATAACTGTTACTACAGATGATCATTCTATCAATTATGTTATGCTGAAAAGAAATGATTTCTTTTTGAGTAACTTACGGTATCTCTTTGAACGAGGATGTTTTAGATTTAAGGATATGAGATGTAAAGAAGCTATTTTAAATGCACTAAGTTATTAAGGTATCTTCTTATGTTATCACAAGTGAGTCATTCAGGTAGCACACTTGAAATATAGTGCTGGGTGATTTGTCGTTTTCGCTGAGCGCACTTGATGTTGCATAAGTTATAGATATAGAAATTGACCGGGTAACGAACTATGTTCGCCCCGGTCTTTTTTCATTCTTTCAACTGTCTTCTAAGAACCTTGAAGAAACCCTCAACTCGATATGGTGTTGTGTCAGTATAACAGCAAATATTATATAATTCGCATTTTGAGCAACTCTTTGTTTTACGACAGATCTCCATAGCTTTTTTCAATAACTCTGCATCTTTCATTTATCTTTCTCCTGTACTTCCAAAACCACCACGATTTTCACCAGATAAGTGTTCTACTTCTGTTATTTTAACAAGTGGTTGATGTTCCTGTATGCGGAACTGACATATCCGTGTATTTTTTGGAATCACAATATCTTTAGTCGCATATGCCGGGAACATCCATTCGTCCTGTTCACCACAATAGGATTCGTCAATAAGCCCTACACTGTTTGCCTGAATGATGCCATATTTTTTAAATGTAGAACTACGAGGGATGAGTAATGCTTCGGTGTTTTCTGGTAACTGGATTGCTACCCCTAAAGGAATCAACTGAAAATCTCCTTTTTTCATAAACACATCAACACCAGTTCGTAAGTCTATCCAGTCGCCATTTTTTATTAGATGTATTCTATCCATGTATTCTCTTAAGTATTTTACTTTAATCTGCTTTGCTTTCATGATATTCCTCCACTTATAACAATGTTCACATTCGTTGTCAAACTTCCAGAAACAATCTTTACAGTTCATAAGTTACCTCATTTCATACGTTGTTTCTACCAGTAAAATCCCGCCTCGTATACGCTTTGGTCTTAACTTCCCTGGTACTTTCAAACCTACTTTAAAATCGTTAAAGGTTCTAATTATTTGTTTACCATTTTCGTCAAATAAGAATTCTTTTTCTTCATCACTCCATTCTTTATCTTCTATAGATAAATCTGAACTCATGGATAGTTCAAATAAATCTTTACATCTTTGGGGCATACCAGCACACTTGATGTTGTTGTATGGGTGCTCGATAGGCTCAAGGTTTTCTGCTACAACATGCTCGATATAGGTTTTCTGTCTGGTGAATATTGCTTTATCCCAACATGATTCCAGTTTCCAACAACAGAAATTTTTATCGTGTACTTTGATTCCTTTTATTTTTTCAGGTGGTAAGTCACAATGGATGCTATCAGTATCTGCATAAATAAACCCCGGTTTATCAACACCGTAATAGTTTTTCTGGGCGGCTCTGATTGTAAAGTTTCTTGCGTAACTTGTAATAGCTGATCCGACAGGAATGTAGCCCGGTGTTTTGTTGTTCTCTATTACAGGAACAAAACCTATGGAATTATCTTCTTTCACATATGCATATTTGAATGAACTATCTGTACTACTTGCCATTTTGCCATATAAATTATTTAAGAATAGTTTTGCTAATTCTCGTAAAGCACCAGTGCTTTTCTGTTTCATTTCTTTGTAGGTGTCAATGTATTCATCAAAAATACCTATCATAGAATAAAACCAACACCCATCTAATATTTCAAAATCAACTAACTCATAATGCTCTTTTAACAGTTCGTAATCTGTCATTGTTAATACTAATTCTACTCTAGTATCGCACATATTGCCGTCACTATCCCTGTAAAATGGATAATATTTATTAGTATCTTTATCGTAAATATCAGAAGTTTCAAGCGCTTCTGTTCCCTTGTATAAAAACGAGCCTTTTATCTGTATAAAAGGTAGCATATTTTTCTTTATATAAAATCTGGTTTTTATCCTTACAAAATAATATTTGTTTTCTGCTATAGCTTCTGGCGGTATGAAATTACCTGTCCAAAACTTTGGTTTACCTACTGGGTATTTATTGCCACTTTCACTGTGCATCATACTAGGGTATAGAGAATTTACATCGGCAGTTGTTCCATAAGTATGCAATTTATTTTCTTTTCCTTTTACAAGGTAGCACCATCCACCACGATAACTTTTCCTTATATAATCACCCGCTGTGTTATACTTGTGTTCTTCCTTTATACGCAACGTGTAAATATCAGGAAACATTTCATCGTAATCAAGAAGTTTCTTTGTTGTATGCTTACATATGTTTTTATATTCTTCCAAGCAACATGAACCTATAGTAAGTTTATTATGCCCCTCATTAAACATAATTTCAAGTGCTTCTTTTACAACCAAAACGTCATTTGCTATATACTTTTTCTCTTCGTCAGTTATAATACACCCCGCATATCTAAAACCTGTATATTCCATTTCTAATTTTTTGTGCTTTGTCTTAAAACTGTTACCTATTCTTTTTACACTGAAAGGTAATAATTTTAGTGAATCTCTTATTTCAATAAAATGATTGTTATCTTTTATTATAATAGTGTACCATTGTCCTTTATCAGATACGCTATATTTGAATGTTTTATTTTTCATTTCTTTTTCAGATTGCCATTCTATAGAAAACTCTGATTCTCCAACTTTGTTTGTTGCTTGTTTAAAGCCTTTATCTATCAGTAAATAAGACAACCAGAAAGCACCATCGAATTTTAGATTGTGGTAGTACGCTATAACGTTCGAATTTAAAGATAGGAAATAATTATATTGATCCCCTATTCAACGGTTACGTAGACGGAAGTCGTTCCTTCG